CTGTAGTACTTAATTCTATGTTTACAGAACCATCATCTCCATGATAATATGTTTCAAGCGGAGCAACTAGAAATGTTCCTGAACATAGTACTGAGGTTGTAGATGCAAAAGTTTTTGAAATCTCGAAAGCGGCTGATTCCTCATATCTATCTTTGATTGTTACTGTTAACTCTTTGTCTGCTTTCACTGATAAATCGATAGCTATGAGCGTATCAGGATCGTCAATTTTTAAAACACCTACGGCTGTCGATTTTGTATTATAACCATCAAAGTCAGCTAATTTCAAAGACGCATTAGCTTCTGCTAACAAATCACTTAATGCATTAAATTTTCTCTCTAATTTCATTAAGCCTCACTCCCTTTTTTTACTTTTACAGAAATAAGTGACTCAGGATAAAACACCTTTGCACCATAAAGCACAAGCCCTCGTACTACATCTGCAAAATTACTTGCAGAACGCATAGCTTCAGTAGTTTGCACTTGCGTCGCAAACGATATTGCCATGTTTGTTCCGCCCATGAGGTAATAATACATATTTTCACCAGTTCCCGTTGTTTGAATATTATTTGATTTCAGTATTTTCATACCTGCCACTTGAGGAATAACTCCTGTTGTTTTGTAATCTTCAACTGCTAATTTGTACTCAATAGATCTAAGCAACATAGCGTGAAACCAAGGAGGAACCACTAACCATCTGCCCGCATCAGGGACATTGTGTTCGTCAAGCTTTGCTGCAACTTCAGTTATCAAATCATAAGCCGTTATTGTACTTGTTCCTGATTCGGCTTTAACTTCATAATCACCCATTTCTATTCCTGCGTCAATATACTTTTGAGCTATATAAGTGTCTATATCTTTTGCGAGTGAAAAAGCTGCCCTTTCCATTGCCGCATCCATAAGATTCACATTTGCTTGAGCTGCATCCACATCATAAACCTGAAACGCAAAATATCTCGCTTGATCGATTGTTAATATCGCTTGAGTTGAATCTAAATCTTGTGGAACAACGTTTTGAGTCTTTGCCCAATTCGCAACCTTTATATTTCCTATCTGATTTACCCTAACTGTATCACCATAATTTTTTATTTCACCCTCATAGTCAGTGTTTACTAAGCTTTTAAAAACTAAATTCATATCTAAATGTTTTAATAACCTTGAGCTCCATATCTCAGGAATAAAATTTTTTACTGCCATACTTTTTAGCCTCCTTTATATTTTTTCATTTTGATTTTTTTAAAAACTCTTGTAACTCTCCACTTTCAAAAAGTTTGTTAATCTCATCTGGAGAGAGTTGCGCTAACATCTCCCGAGTGATATTTAACGGTTGTTTTGTTACTTGTTCATATTTTCTACCCTTGAGCCTATTTTCAAGCTCATTTTTCAACCTTTCCTGCGTAACCTCTTCAAGCGCGGATTTCAGAGTTTCTATCGATTCTTTTATCTGTTCTTCACTATCACCCTGTATCAATTTTGCCAGTGTAACAGGAAGCCCAGAGTCTCTTATCAATTCGCGCTTTTTTATCTCCCAAAGTTCACTTTCTTTTCTCTTGAGCAACTCTTCCCACTGCTTCTCTTGTTTCAATCGCTCCTCTTCTTGCTGCTTTTTGATATTTTCTTCTCGAGTTTTTATTGCGCTTGTGATCTTTTGATCAATGAGCGATTGCAATTCTGATTTGCTCATTACTTCATATTCTTCTGCATTTATTCCTAATTGCTCTGCCATAGCCTTCAAAACTTCCTTCGGATCTTTATCGTCGTATATCACATCTTTCTTTTGCTGCTCATTTTGTTTCTCTTGAGTCTTGTTTTGAAGCCCTTTTTCAAGTTCTTCATTCTCAAGCCTCTTATCTTCATTCGCCATTTTACTTACCTCCTATATTTTATTCTTCCTTCGTTGCCCACGGGCATTCATTTTCTTCTGCTATTCTTCTTGCTTTTGCTTCTATTGCTGCATCCTTGTTCATTATTGCCCTTCGGTATGCTGCAAGCAACCCTGCGCAACTGATTTTCCATTCTCCATCGATATATTTTTTGTACGGATACCGTCTACCTTGCTCATCTAAAAATACGTGACTTGGCCAATCTTCACGCTTGCTCGAACCCGCGCTTGGCACATTCCACGTTTTGTCTCGTTTCATCACATCCGCCATTTATTTTCATCTCCCTTCTACAGGAATTATATTTTCATCTAAAACACTTGTTAAATAACAAAAACAGTTAGGATGTGGAGGCAAACCCCCATTAGGAACCGCATCTACAGGATAAACTCCCATTCCAAGCCCCAAATTCGCTCTTGCATAATCTTCACATACACACTTCTCACGATGAGAGCCTGACAAATTCCATTTTATACCCTTTACAAAAGATAATTGTTTCACTTGTTCCATATAGCTACCTCTCCAAGCCTTCTGTATTTCCGTTCGTGCTACTCGTTTTGCATTGTAACTTTCTTTTCTTTCTACATATTTTGCTACTTCCTCAGCAATCTTATTTGGAGACGCGTTTTTCAATTGATTCTCCAAATACTTTGGTATCTTTACTTCTACTTGCTCTGCCGTCTTGAGTATTTGCTCTTTCAATCTGTCCGCACTCATTCCTGTTTGTAAGCTAAGCATCACTTGTCTTTGAATGTTTTTACTCGCTTCATCTGCCATCTTCCAAATTCTGTCCGAAAGTTTTAATCCATCCGCATCGTAAATTTTCCATATATTGAACGTCGCATGTTTGTTCAGTGAACACAAAGTCAACCAACGTTCCCCTTCTTTTTTCAATACCCTTTTCTTTACATCATCAAACAAATAATCTGTACGTTTAAATCTTACTTTGTTTGTCTCTAACGCTTCATCAAGCTGATTTGAAAGCTCATCATACCACGCTTCATAAACTTTGCCATCAACCTTTTCAAAGTATTCTCTAAATCCTTTTTCCAAATTCTTTGCATATTTATTTGTTTCTATTTTTAGTTTCTCTTTAAACGTCTTCGGTATAACATAGTTTTCAAAACCCGTTGAAGATATCAGTTTTTCTACATTATTTACAAAAGGTCTCAAAATTTCTCTCTCATAAAACCTTTCAAACTCTGCAATAAGCTTTATATCTTCCCTCATCTTCATTCATTCTCTTCTTGAATATTTTTCAACTCTTCTTGCGCTTGCTCTTCATACACGTCATACGTTTCTTCTTTTATCCTCTCTGTTTCCTGCGCCACATCGGTAACGTACGGAACATTGTTCATCACCGTCTCCCTACTTATTACACCTGAATTATAAAGCATAAGCAAATTATTTACAAGTTCGGCTTCGTTGGCTGGAATACTAACATTGAACGTAATCTCAAGCTCATCTAAATTGATATCTCTACCAGTCTTTATTTTATATAACTCCGCTAAAAGCTTGTACCTTTCAGTAAAACCATGTTTCAATACTAATTGCTTCTCGTTGGCCTTTATCAACGCTGTAGAGTACATAATCGATAGCGCAACTCCAGATATATTCGATATGCTGGTTGGAGAAAGAATAACCTTTGGAGTCATTGATATTTCGAATATCAAATCTTTCAACTCTTTCAAGTACCACTTTACCGCTTCAACATCCTGATTCCATGTGAGATAGCGAACGTCCGCGCCCTTCTCAAAATTCAATATCTTTCCCTTTCTTGCGTCAAGGTTTGGCAACTTCTGCCCAAACGCTACCAAGGTAGGGTCTGAATGATATTCAATAGTATCACCGATATCGGATAATTTCTCTTCATATTCTTCTATGAGAGACTGAATATCTTCAAGATCTGATATAACCTTTCCGTGAAATTCTTGAATATAACTGATAATAGGAATTTGACTGAATATATTCTCTTCGCTTGCTTCAAGAATAAGATTATTTTTATATTCTTCAATTTCTTCATTTGTGAAAAGTCTAACAATACGCTTTTCCTGATTATTTTCGTCTAATACCTTGTAATCTTCTATAAATGCTTCTAATTCCATATAATCGTCAAAGAATGGTATAGCTGCCATTCCCATTATATTTCTGAGTCTCGGCTCACCGTCTTCATCTAAATAAAAATGTTCATATGTTTGTCCAAAAACGCATAGATTCTCTAAGAGCTTTCTATTATACGAAATTATACGATTATTTTTTTCAAAATTGAGTATAAAATTCTGAAAGTCTTCATCAGGGTGAGAGACTTTGACAGGACGTTGTAAAACGAAGTCAATTATAAATTTGACAGTCACTTTGTAGAAGTTAAGCAAGACTTTCGAAGTTTGAAATACACGATTATCAATCTCTTTGTCTTTCTTAAACTTAATCTTATGCGAATTTGTGTATAAATCATACATTTGTATCGCGTAATATTTTTGTGACGTCGCATAAGCGCTATTCAACATTTTCAAGTATTCATTCTCGGCCACTTAGAAAACCCCCCAGTCATCTTTTTCAAACACAGAAACCCTATTCTTGTTCCATTTGTAATAAGTATATACTGCATATCTCAACGCATCCATGGCGTGGTCATTGAATTTCACAGGCTCATCAAGTACGTTACCTTTCCTGTCTTCTTTCCATTTATACATTTGTATCTCACGAGCTGCATTCGCACATTCTTCATACAAGTATATCATCTTTCTTTTCACAAAATCAATACCATCTTTCACACTTTTTTCTGCCGGGTATACGTTAAATCCTGCTCTTGCAATTTCTGTAATTCTGGCTGGTTCTGCACTATCTGCATATATTTCACAGTTCTTATCCTTGACAAAATATTCCAATTCTTGAATCAACTCATTGTTTGTTATCTGTGATTGATAAAATTCTTTCGTAATATATATTTCGTCATCTTTTATACCTATCTCAAGAATCACGGTAGGATTGTTAAAACCAAAGTCAATACCATATATAATACTATCAAAACTTGAAGGTAACTTTTGAACAATCTTGTAATTATTAAATATTTTGTTCTTTGCTTCCGCATACTCCCCCAAAGCATAGATCTGATAATAAGTTTCATCTTGCGATTTTAGATTTAATAACGCTTTTACATATTCTTCATCCAAAAAAGGATTATCCTTGTAAGTAGTCTTCAATACCGCTATATCATCTGACTCGGTTTCAAAAAAAGCTTTCTGAGTCCAACCTGAGACAGGATTATACGTCAAGTACATTTGATTACCACACTCAGTTCGCCTTCTAAGCCTTAGCTTTAATTGCAAATAATCTTCATAATCAAACTCTGTAGCCTCTTCCATCCAAATGTAATTAAATTCACTTGACTTTATTTTCTCGGGATCATCTAAACCCCTGAAATATATTTCATTTCTCCGCGGCAACGTTATTATCTGCTCAGTTTTAAGTTCATCATAAGGGATTAATAAATCATTTAATATTTCCTTCACTAACTGGTAACTCGTAACTTTCAATGAAGGATTATATTTCCTTGTCACTAAAAGCCGTTTATTCCTAAGTTTCATTAATCTTTCTATAATCAAGAATTGAGCAACAGTGTAAGACTTTCCACTACCCGCTCCACCGTACACTACTACTTCACGTTGTTTTCTGCATTCAAGAAGAAACTTATAAATCTTGCCGATTACTTTAACTTTCGTCTCAATCATTGTTCTTGTCTCCGTCTGCATACTCTACAACTATTTTGAACCCGTCTTTGTCAGCAGACAAATCCACTTTATCCTTTCTTCCCCATCTATCTGGGAATTTCCTTTCCAATCTCCAAGCCGCTGCCTGCCATTGTTCTTGTGCTGCCTTAGCAATAATTGCTACATCTCTAATCTCTGCTTCTGCAAGTGCCTTTTCTACTGCGTTGGAAAACTCAACATAAGGCTCTTCACTTTTCCTTATTCTGTATCTTGAATTTTCTGCTACTCTTTGCTTTTCTCTTTCTCCTCTTTTTAACCATTCATATAAAGTTGACTTATTTACCCCAGCATACGCAGCAGCTGTTTCAATGTAGTTTCCTGCTCTTATAGATGTAATTATTTTATTATGAG